GATTTGGTGTAGCTGTAATATTTCCGTTTGCACCATCTGTAATTGTAATTGTACCAGAATTAGTTCCCGAGTTTGTATCTAAAATTAAATCGTATGCACCGCTTGATGTAATTGTTGATGCAGCTGATCCTGTACCAACAACAATCTCACCAGATCCTTTTGGTGCTAAAGCTAAATCTATGTTTGAGTCTCCACCTGCTGCAGCTAATTTAGGATCGTTACCTGTTGCTGCGTTTGTAACTTCTAACTGATTTACAGCTGAAGATGTTGTTTGAAATACTATCTGTTCGTTATCGTTTTCGTCTCTAATACCGTGGTCATCATCAATAAGAATGTTGAAAGAGTTAGTATCTAAATCACCACCTAACTGTGGAGATGTATCATCAACTACATCACTTGCAGTTGATACTTCGTAAATATTTGGATTAGTTCCGTCAGATGCATCTGCATAAACTATTTTTGTAGATTTTTGTGTTGCAGAAAAAGTAACACTATTTCCTGATCCAGACGTATATTTAAATTGTACTGTGTAAGAACCAGAAGTTGAATTTTTTAAAATGTAAAAAGTTTGTACATCTAGAGGAATTGTAACTATTTGATTTCCTGTAATTGTACCTGTAAATTCTATGACTCTGTGTGCAAGAGTTGCACCAGTTGATCCATCAGAAACAGATAATGCAGTTGTTTGAGCACCACCTGCAATAGATTGTGCTGTGTATCCACCAACTATTTGTTCTACAATCTGTAAATTTGTATTTGTCTTTGTACCCCATGTACCCGCATTTTCACCAGTTGCCTGGAGTTCAATACCTAGAGGTGTATATGTCGATGCCATATTAAGCTGCTTCTCCTGTTACGTCGTTATAGCTTGTATTTGAGCCAGTTGCAACATCCGAATATGAAGTATTCGAACCCGTTGAAATATCACTATACGATGTGTTTGAACCCGTGTCAATATTAGCTAAAGCAGTAACATTTACTGCTCCTATGCCAGTTGTAGCAGAAACACCAGTTAATCCCATAACTTGATCTTTTGGATCTACAGTTCCCACTGAAGCTGTAGCAGAAACACCAGTTAATCCCATTACATCCGCTATTGTTAAACTACCTACTGAACCTGTTGAAGCTTGTCCTGTTAGTGTTACAACAGAAGAACCTAATCCTATTAACGAACCTAAAGTAGTTTCTATATTTAATCCTGATAATAAAGCTGCATCGTTTGGAACAACAACTGAACCAATTCCAGTTGTTACAGCAAAACCAGTTAAATTAGCTTCGTGTGAAGTTACACCTTGTGCTGTTCCTTGTGATGAAGTTATTGCTTGTCCTGTTACAGATACATCTTCGTTTGGTGCAACTGCTGTTCCTTGAGCAACGGTAGACTCTTGTCCTGTTAATCCCATGACTTGATCCGCAGGATCTACCACACCAATTGCTGCTGTTGATGATAATCCAGATACAGCAAAAGATACGTTTATAACATTTGTAATTGAGTTAACAGTTGATTGAAACGATACACCACCTACCTCTACTGTTTTTGGTATTACTGGTGATATAGATCCAACAGAGGATGTAGATGAAACTCCTGTTAATGCAAAAGATAAATCTATTACATTACTAATTGTTCCTACTGAAGTTGTAGATGATACACCTGTTAATGAGACTGTTTCGTCTGCAAGGTTTCCCCACTCACTATCGTTCCATGATTTTGCACCCCAACCAGTTGCAAGAACTGCGTCACGGTTCCAATACGCTTGGCCCCAGGTGAATCGACCCCATCCTGAAGAAACCGACATGGTGGTCCTCCTATGCTAATCTTATGATTGCGTTTGTAGCGTCTGCTGTAGGGAATTGAATTGTAAAAGTTCCGTTAGTCGCTGTTTTGTCAGAACCAAAAGCAATCGCACAAACAGCTGCATTTGTTGCTGATGAATTGTAAATTAAAGCACCGTTCGCTGTAAAAGAAGCTGATGAGAAACTTACATCTGAAAAATCACAAATTGCAGTTGTGCTTGACGAAGTTGGAGTGACGCTTGTTAAAGTTGCACCACCAGAAGTGTAAGCACTTCCAGATGTATTAGTGATTTCTTCTGAAGTTGAAAACGCAGTTGTTCCTGCTCCAAGAGTTGCATCACTGTCATACAGTGCAATTTTAAAAGTGTTACCAGTTGTTGCTGTAAAATTATGAACACCTTTTAGTAGTTCTACTTTAAAACTTGTACAAATTGCCGATGTTATTGCCATTTTTTATCTCCTATGGGTTTGGTGAGTTAATTGGTATTCTGACTGCTCCATCTGTGTAGTCATCTCTTCTTCGTCTACCAACTTGCTCATTCGCAAACTTCTGTACTTCTTGTTTATACTTTTGCTCGTATAAAGTCAACATATCTGCTGGACCTTTCAAGAAGCCATAAACCTCAGCCAGACAGCAATATAATAGGCCATTTGGGAAGTTCATACTGATATAGTTAGTGTTGTCACTCTCTAAAAGAGCTGGTGCCACATTATAGTGCACTCTAAATTTATAGTTCGTATTGGGTGTAGGAGCTAAAAATATACGCCCTGATGTGGTGTCTGATTCTCCTGTAGCACCACCAAACATAGCGTAGTATTTTGGTTTACCTTGTGCTGCTGATGTGCCTGTAATTGGTTGATATTCTTGTAGGTAAGTTACGTCTTTTTTCTCTAACCATGTGTTAGATCCTGTGAGCACGGCACTTGAATCATAGACCTGTATGCCTCTAATAAATACAGCTCCAGCTGGACAGTTAATTGTCTCTTGTCCTGGAACTAAATTACCTGATTGTTGTTTTCTATCTGCATCAATAGGCACATCTCTAAAAATTCTATACTGTGCATTTAAAATAATGTTCTCTAAAACAGAATCAGATAACACATTAGAATCTGTTTCTGTGTAACTTCTTATTTGTGTTTTTAATCCTGATGCACTTAATCCTGCCATTATGCTTCTTGTGTGACTGGTCCAGCGGACGCAGATCCACCTCCTCCTGTTTCAGTTGCTGAAGCCGTAGCTCCAGATGGAAATGTATAATTATTATCATCTGTTTTTGTAATTGTAAATCCACTTGATCCATTAATCGTAGCAGCTGGTATACCACCAACTAACTCTACATCTCTAAATCTTACAGTATCACTTGTGGATCTACCATGATTAGGCTCGTTTACGGATACAGTTCCAGATCCATTTGTTGTTGTAAAAGCGTTCAAAGGTAAAAGTTTAGGTGTAGCAGGCTCTGCTCTATCAGGTCTTACATTACGTAGAGATATAGAATCACCATTCATAGGTTTTGGTTCTAATTGTGGTTGTTTTGATTCGTATTCAGATATGTGAACTAAAGATCCATTCCATTCTCTAACCATTTCACTATATGGAAACTCCATACCTGATCTGTCTGATATTGCTTTTGCGTATTTACCAGTTGCAAATTTTGCCATTATTGACTTGGGTAATAAGCTTTAGGTGTAATATATGTACTTGAAGCCGACCCATCCTCCGCTAATGCTCGAGCTAATTCATCTTCATAAGCTAATTTCATAGCTTGTATTAACTCTGGTTTATATTTTTGTGCTAAATAATATGCAAGTCCTGATACCATGCAAGGCACAAATCTAAACGGTACATCTGTTGCATTAGTATAATCACCTACATCTTGTATTCTTTTAATGTAATAAAAATGCATATCTTTAGATGCATTTGTAGAATCTGGTGTTGGGTAAACATGTATTCTAACTTTGTCTATAAATCTCTCTACCCAATATTGATTAGGTGTTCCTTTTGATAGTTTATTTGAAAACGCCGCATAAGTAGATCTATCTACTTTTGTCATTGGTGAATCTGCTTGTGTTGTTTGTGTTCTATTAGATCTTAGTTGTGCTTCTAAAACATCAGACATTCCATACACACCATTTGGTGTGGATGTTGCACTTGTACCATCATCGGATGATCTAAAAAAATCGTATTCTGCTTGTCCTTCTATAAGATCTAAATCTAACTCATCTATTTCCCAATAGTGAATACCTCTGTTTCCCCACTCTTGAAACAATATATTAAGAGATCTTCTGGCAGATTTTAATTGGTAGCCAGCTACGTTTTGTAGGCCAATACGCTCAAATGACTCTTCTACTATCTCATCAATAGCAAAAGTTTTGTCGAACGTAGCTGTTCCCGAAGTAGTATTAGCCATTTAAACTCCTTAGCCAGTATATCCGATAGTAACAGATGTTGTGTTTGTTAAATCTAAATATACACCAGTTTCACATCTTATGCCACTTCCAGGCACATAGATATCTATACCTTCAGTTCCGCAGTTTCCTTCAAATACTAAAGTTCCAGACGCACTTGTTCCATCGTAGATTTTAACGTTACTGTTCGCAACACCTTCCGCTTGAATGTAAGTCACTCTAGCTGGTCCAAGATACTCTTGACCTGAAGTTCCGTCTGCGTCAGTCACCACGCCAAATCTACCATCTGAAGTTCTACAAGAAAACTTTTGATCTGATATTGCCATATTTTATTCTCCTTAAAATTAATCGTGGG